GCATCTGAAGCAGAAAAGATTAGAGCAATGGGTGATAAACTTTCAAAGATTTGGCTTGACAAGTAATGAAGTTAACTGATTTATCAAATGAGTTCGATAACATCAACGAAGCTCCACCCGGTGGTTGGTTAAACACTAAAGCATCACTTGGCAAAATTGACAACTATGTACAGAACACTAGAGTTGCTAGAGGCTTAGATGCTATTGCAACTAAAGCGTCAACTAAGTATGGTGGCGCACATGGTAATAAAAAGCCTATAGATCCAAAAGGCGGTATTGACGATAAAGAAACTGATGATTGGATTAACAAAGGTGACACTTCTAAAAAAGACGATAAGCCCAAAGATAAAGCTACCGCACCAAAACCTAATGCACCAGAACCAAAGAAAGTAAGCGACCTAAAACCAGGTAGTGCTTATAACGATGGAACTGCAACTTGGACGTGGACTGGAACAGATTGGTCCGACGGTGCAGTTAAATTAGATCCTGAAACAGGATTTAAACAATTTAAAAAAGCTAAAAACAAATTTGTAAAAGAAGTAGCTGGACCAGACAAGTGCTGGGATGGTTATAAAAAAGCCGGTACACAAAAAGGTACAGGTAAGAACAAAGGTAAGCGTGTAAACAAATGCGTTCCTGAAGCACCCGGTGCACCAGACGTAGCACCTGATCCAAAACTAGCACAACAGGTTGCACAGAAAGCAACTGCACTTAAAGGTGTTATTGGTGGTAAGGCAAGTGGTGCTCAAGTTGCAAAAGGATTAGATAAAATATCCTCAGGCGAAACATTACCTCCAAATATTATTAAAGCTATTGCACCATATGCAACTGCTATACAGAGCATGATGTCAAATCCTCAACTGTTTGGTAAGTTCAAAGCACTTATGAAACAAGCTGAAGCTGGACAGAACCAAGCTGAACCTGGACCAAAGTAATGGCCGCAAACGGTATATCACACTTAACGTACAAAAGACAACGTCAAGAAGCAAAGTTAACACTTGCGGCTGAGAAACGTGCGGCAACAGGCAAAAGATCTACACTTAAAAAAGGTGATATGCCTACACTATATACACCAAGCAATAACGACTCTGGTACATTAAAACAAATTACAACAGATACGTTAAAAACCGGAAGGCCTTGGACTGCTTAACCAGCTCTAAGACTATTTAAACCCCCCCTATATAAATATTTGCATGATACCAAACGTGCAAAACTTAACCTTCAGCGAAACAGCCGATGTATTTACAATGGTGTATCCCGAAGCTGAAACAATTAACCCAATACTCGCAGAGAAGATTCGAGCCCTGGGTGACCTTCAATATAGAAAAACAAACGTTCAAGCTGACATGACTAAATGGACAATGTTTAAAGATCCCGATTTTGAAAAGATAATTAATTTTGCAATTGACGTTGTCAAAGCTGGTCTTGACTTACCAAATTTAGGAAAGTATGTCGTTACTGATTGCTGGGGTGCATTATATAAAAAGGGCGACAGTTGTAATGCCCATGCACATCACCCTGCAATTTGGAGTTTTACATATTATGTAGATGCAACACCTGAAGATAGTCCTTTAGTGTTTCCAACAAGCGGCAATGCAATATATCTAAATTCAGGACTTATGGTTGTATTTCCAGGGTGGGTAACACATAGCGTACCAGAACAAAAGAACGATCGAGAAAGAATAGTCGTAGCGGGCAATTTAACTATTGAGCGACCACAGGCCGAATAAGTTGTTGACAAACAGATTTAGTTCGTGTATAATGTATATAACAATTAAGGAGAATACAAGTGAGTGATAGAACATACGGTGTTGAAGAAAAAGCTAAACTAGAGCGTTTGGTTAATGAAGGTGCTAACGTTATGCAAGAGATTGACGATTTAAGTGCAGGTCTTAAAGATACTGTTAAAGCAGTAGCAGAAGAACTTGACATGAAACCAAGTCTTATTAACAAAGCAATTAAAGTAGCATTCAAAGGTGATTGGCATAAAGTTGCTGATGAATTTGATGATTTAGAGACTCTTGTCGCAACAGTCGGCAAGGACAAATAGGTTTGAATAACGTAATCAAATTCTTTAAAAATAGCTACAAACTAAGTCCTGTTGCATTCTACTGCGAAATGGTTGAGGCGTTGTTCTTAATCACTGCGAGTGCAATTTTGAGCTTTACTATATTAGATCCTGCAACAACAATATTTGTACCACTATACTTAATTGGAAGTGTTTTGGGTATTGTTAGTGCAGTTATTAGGCAAGCGGCATTTGTAATTATCCTATGTAGTTGGTTCTCAGCAATGAACGCATGGGCATTAGTACAGTTGTTTATATTATGAAATATATGGTTGACATAGACGGAACAATCTGTTATAATAGTAACAGTGAGTATGTATTAAGTGAACCTGACGTACAACGTATACAGCATTTTAATAGGTTGTATAATGAAGGCAATGAGATACATTATTGGACTGCTAGAGGCGGTACAACAGGCAAAGATTGGAGTGAGCTTACTAAAGACCAGTTTGCAGAATGGGGTGTATTGTACACAACATTAAGTTTTAGAAAGCCGCATTATGACATTTGGATTGACGATAAGGCACGAGAGGCAAAAGAATATTTTAAAGAAGAAGGTAATCGTCGGCCATAAGCGACACTATTGGTATTTGTCAGCCTCAAATGACATGCAAGGAGAATATATATGAGTTATGTAGACGCACAATTTGATCGCGACCAAGACGTTATCAGAGTTGTGGAACGTAAAGACGGCAAACGATCTTACACAGAATACCCAATTAAGTACACCTTCTATTACAAAGATCCTAAGGGCAAGTACAAAAGTATCTACAGCGATCCCCTAAGTAGAATTATTTGTAAAAATACAAAACAGTTCCGTAAGGAACTTGCAATCAATGCAAACAAAGAATTACTCGAAAGCGATATCAACCCAATCTTTCAATGTCTAAGTGAAAACTATTTAAACGTAGAGTCACCTAAACTAAATGTTGCGTTCTTTGATATTGAGACTGACTTTGATCCAGAACGTGGGTTTGCTGATCCTAGTGATCCGTTTATGCCCATTACTGCTATTAGTGTACACCTACAATGGTTAGATACTCTAGTTACATTTGCAATACCTCCTAAGGGGTTAAGCATGGCAGACGCAGAAAAAGAGTGCGAAGAATTTCCTAATACTTACTTGTATGAAAAAGAGTCTGATATGCTAGAAGCATTTCTTGACATTATACAAGATAGTGATATACTAACAGGTTGGAACAGTGAAGGATATGATATTCCTTATACTGTGAATCGTGTTGCTCGTGTACTAAGCAAAGATGATACAAGACGTTTTTGTTTATGGAAACAACTTCCTAAGAAACGTGAATACGAAAAGTATGGAAAACAAGCCGTTACTTATGACCTAATAGGCAGAGTGCATTTAGATAGTTTAGAATTGTATCGTAAATACACCTATGAAGAACGACACACATATAGACTTGACGCTATTGGTGAACTAGAAATTGGTGAGAACAAGACAGTTTACGAAGGTACACTTGATCAACTTTACAACAATGACTTCCGAACATTCATTGAGTACAACAGACAAGATACTGCACTACTAGACAAGCTAGACCAAAAACTAAAGTTTATTGATCTTAGTAACGAACTTGCACATAGTAACACGGTGTTGCTACAAACTACAATGGGTGCAGTTGCAGTTACAGAACAAGCAATTATTAACGAAGCACATCATAGAGGCTTACAAGTTCCTAATAGAATTAAACGTGAGCCAGGTAGTGAGCCTGCGGCAGGTGCGTATGTAGCATTTCCTAAAAAAGGTTTACACAAGTGGATTGGTTCAATGGATTTGAACTCACTATATCCATCAGTTATTCGTGCGTTGAACATGGATCCGGCAACAGTTATAGGACAACTACGTCCTGATTTAACTAACGCAATGGTAGAAGATGCAATGACACTTCAAAAGAAATCATTTGCTGGTGCATGGGAAGGCCGATTTGCTACAATAGAATATGAAGCAGTTATGGAAAAGCGTAAAGACATTAGTCTTAATGTAGACTTTGAAACTGGCGAAACAGTTATAATGAGTGGTGCTGAAATGCACAAGTTAATATTTGATTCACACAAGCCTTGGATGCTAACTGCTAACGGTACTATCATAACTAACGAGTTCGACGGAGTTATTCCTGGACTACTTAAACGTTGGTATAGTGAACGTAAAGAATTACAAAAAATGAAAGGCAAAGCTCTTGATGCTGGTAACAAAGTTGAAATTGAATTCTGGGATAAACGACAGCTAGTTAAAAAGATTAACTTGAACAGTTTGTATGGTGCGATTCTTAATCCAGGTTGTAGATTCTTTGATCCACGTATTGGTCAAAGTACTACACTAACAGGCAGAGCTATTGCAAAACACATGAGTGCAGAAGTTAACAAGACTATTACAGGCACATATGATCACACTGGTGATAGTGTTATTTACGGAGATACTGACTCTGTGTACTTTAGTGCTTGGCCTATCTTACAAAAAGATATCGAAGCAGGTAGTATTCCTTGGACTAAAGATAGTGTTATTAAACTTTACGATCAAGTTTGTGAAGCGGCTAATACTACGTTTCCAAAGTTTATGGCAGATGCATTCCATTGTCCAAAGAGTAGGTCGGACGTTATTGCGGCTGGTCGTGAGATTGTTGCTGAGAGCGGATTGTTTATTACTAAGAAACGTTATGCGGCACTTATATATGATCTCGAAGGAGAACGTATGGACAAAGACGGCAAACAAGGTAAAGTAAAAGCAATGGGTCTTGATCTTAAACGTAGTGATACACCTGTGTTTATGCAAGAGTTTTTAAGTAAGCTATTACTTATGGTGCTTACAGATAATGTTCAGCAAGACATACTTGATGCTATTACAGAGTTTAGGACTGCATTTAAACTTAGACCTGGTTACGAAAAAGGTTCGCCTAAACGTGCAAACAAGATTGGTGAGTATCAACGTAAAGAAGCGAAGATGGGCAAAGCAACAATGCCTGGACACGTAAGAGCAAGTATTAATTGGAATACACTTAAACGTATGAATGGTGACAAGTACTCACAAGAGATTGTTGATGGTATGAAGGTTATTGTTTGTAAACTAAAAGGTAATCCATTAGGATACACAAGTGTTGCATACCCTGTAGATGAAATGCATATACCACAATGGTTTAAAGACTTACCGTTCGATGGTGACACAATGGAGTCTACTATTATTGATAACAAACTAGACAACTTAATTGGTGTGTTGAATTACGATCTTGCAAGTACATTGCAAAACAATACATTTAATACGTTGTTTGACTTCGGAGAATAATAATGGCTGTACACGGAATGATAGATTTAGAAACACTTGGCGTTGAGCCAGATAGTGTTATAATAACACTTGGTGCTATTAAATTCGATCCGTATACAGATGAAGATCCACACTCAGGATTGTATCTACGTTGCGACATCGAAGAACAAAGTGAAAAGTATCATCGTACTATTGATGAGAATACACTTGAATGGTGGGGTAAACAAAAGCCGGAAATACGAGATGAAGCATTTGGTGAACACGAAGATCGTGTAAACATGGAGCAACTTACAAAAGCAATTAATAAATTTTGTGTAGGAGTAGATCAACTTTGGTGTCAAGGTCCATTGTTTGATTATGCTATTTTACAAAACTTATACAAAGGCGTTGGTAAGCCGTGTCCATGGAACTTTTGGCAGATTAGAGACAGTAGAACATTGTTTGCTATGATGCCAAGTGATCCACGTAAAGCAATACAAGAAGAACTACACAACGCATTAGCTGACTGTTACTATCAAGCTAAGTGTGTACAATCAACCTATAAACATTTTGGAGTAAAATCGCGATGAAGATATTACTAACAGGACATAAAGGGTTAGTTGGTACATCACTATATCCTGCATTAACTAAATCAGGTGAACACAGAGTTATTGGTATTGACTTAAAAGATGGTAATAACTTGCTAGACTGTTCTTTGGATTATGATGTTGATCTAGTAATTCATCTTGCAGGTGAAAGTGGAATACTAAAGAGTATTGAAGAACCAGAGATGTATTTTCAAAATAATGTGTTAGCATCTAAAAGATTGTTTACTCATTTTAAGAATACTAGAATTTTGTATGCTAGTTCAAGTACTGCAAAAGAACCTCACAGAAATCCTTATGCATTAACCAAACATACAATGGAAAGAATTGCACCACAATTAAGTCTAGGCATGCGTTTTACGACTATATACAGTAACAATAGCAAACTTAGGCCGAACATGTTTATACCTCGATTAATACGAAACGACATCCCACACGTAACAAATCATAAAAGAGACTTTATTCATGTAGACGATATTGTAAGTGCAATACTTACATTAATTAAAAACGAAGATGTAAAGGGTATCATTGACATCGGAACTGGTCAATCAAACTCACTCAAAAGTATTACTAAAGAATTTGGAGTATCACCCAAAGTTAAAATGGATACCCCACATGAACGGACTGATAATGTTGCTGACATATCAGTATTAAAGGATTTAGGTTGGAGCCCTGTAATTGAGCTAATGAAATTCTTAAAAGACAAGAAAGAGCTTGACTTTTCAGAAGAACCTAAATATAATAGTATATAACAATCAATGGAGAAATGTTAAAATGAAAGATATCTTACAAGACGTTGTTGCACATACACATTCGTTAGGGTTCTTAACCCTTGTTAAAGTCACTGGCGAAGATGCGGCAACTACAATCGAATCAATGGCTGAAGACAGAAGTGTTATTCTTACTGCTACAACCAAAGCATCAGTAAATGAATTTAAAGGAACCTTTGGTATGCCTAACTTAGATAAGTTAGCATTACACTTAAAGAATCCTGAATATCAGAAAGAAGCAAAGATTAGTGTTGAACTAGCAGAACGTAATGGTGAAACTATTCCTACACACATCCACTTTGAAAATGCAAGTGGTGACTTTGAAAACGATTATCGCTTTATGAACAAAGCAATTATCGACGAGAAACTTAAAACTGTAAAGTTTAAAGGTGCATCTTGGGACGTAACTATTGATCCAAGTATGGCAAGTATTACTAGAATGAAGTTGCAGAGTGCGGCACATTCGGAAGAAACTACATTTACAGTTAAGACACAAGACGGTAACTTAGTATTTGCATTTGGTGATGCTTCGCAACATGCTGGTTCATTTGTATTCCAACATGATGTTGGTAGTGAACTAAAACATGCGTGGAGTTGGCCTGTAGCACAAGTACAAGCTATCTTAAATCTTGATGGTAAAGTAACTATGAAGATCAGCGATCAAGGTGCTATGGCATTGAGTGTTGATAGTGGAATGGGTCAATACGATTATATTCTACCAGCACAAACAAAATAGGACATATACATGAACATCGATTTAACCGCAGAACAGAAAGACTTTGCAACGTTTTTACCAGCACTTAGTGGCTTCTATGCTACATTTGTAGGTAAACAACAACGAGGCGAATACGTAGACTACAAGCGTGTTCCGTCAAACTTTAAAAACGGTGTAGAAAGTCTTAACTGGTTAAATCGTAAAGATGGTCAGTTTCAATATCATTGGAGTTTATACTCCGCAGGTCATGCTGAACTTGATATTAATAAAGACGCACCTAAAGAAGATATGGTACGAAAAAGAGATCGTACTACTAGTTGGATGCTTGGTGACTCAGGTGGTTTCCAAATTGGTAAGGGTGTGTGGGAAGGTGACTGGAAAGATCCTAACTGTCCTAAGGCAATGAAGAAACGTACACAAGTTCTTGCATGGATGGACGCATATATGGACTATGGTATGATACTTGATATTCCAGCTTGGGTAGCACGTAGCCCAGCAGGAGTTAAAGCTACAGGTGTTAGTTCATATCAAGAAGCAGTTGATGCTACACGTATTAATAATGATTACTTTATGAAACATCGTTCAGGAGCATGTAAGTTCCTTAATGTGTTACAAGGAGAGAATCATGCTGATGCAGAAGATTGGTATCATCAAATGAAAGACTATTGTGACCCAGCTGTGTATCCAGACAATCATTTTAATGGTTGGTCAATGGGTGGGCAGAACATGTGTGATATTCATCTAGTTTTGAAAAGACTTATTGCATTACGGTTTGATGGATTACTTGAAGAAGGCTTACATGATGTAATGCACTTTCTAGGTACAAGTAAACTAGAATGGGCTACACTACTAACTGATGTACAAAGAGCAGTTCGTAAGTATCACAACAAAAACTTTATGATTACATTTGACTGTGCTTCTCCATTTTTAGCAACAGCAAACGGACAAGTGTATTGTGAATTAGAAACAGGTGATAGATCAAAGTGGGTGTATCGAATGGTTCCTAGCTTAGATGACAAAGGACTTTCACAAGATACAACACCGTGGAGTACTTCATTTGTTAGTGCTGGTAAGCATAAGAGCTTTAAAGACAGCCCGCTTACTACTGAACTAAAAACCAAAGACGTTTGCATATATGGTCCAGGTGACTTAAATAAGATTGGTAAAGAAGGCAAGACTAGTTGGGATAGTTTTTCCTATGCGATCCAAATGGGTCATAATGTATGGAGTCACATTAATGCAGTACAAGAAGCAAATAGACAATACGACAATGGAGTTGTACCAAAGATGCTTGTCGAAGAGCGTTTTGACAGGGTATTTTTTAGAGATGTTGTGGACGCAATATTCGCAACTGACAGTAGAGAAAAAGCCGAACAAATCATAGAAGATCATTCAAAGATGTTTATGACCATTATCGGTACACGTGGTGCAACAGGTAAGAAAACTGTAAATGCAAGTACACACTTTGGTAACTTATTTGACATTGGTGACTCTGATGTAATTGACGAAGAGCCAGAGATGTCTGAAGATAAACTAGACGCTTTAGAAGAAACTTTATAAGGAGACAGCTATGCATACAGAGTCGCTTTTTGCAACGCCATTCTTGTATGAACATGCGGACAAAGTTGACAATGTCACGTTAACTGCTTTCTGCAATGGCCTCTATATGCCAGATTCTGATATGAAGAACTGGCAAAGTGATCATCTTGATCTTAACAACGTTATACTACAACCCCTGTTGTTACAAGTACAGAACATGTTTAACAAACAAGCTAACCTATTAGGTATTGCTGACAACTGTACTATTGACGTAACACAAGCCTGGATAAACGTTAATAATACATCTAGATCTAATACACACGAAGTACATATGCACCCCGGACATATTATGTCAGCAGTATATTATGTTCAAGCACCAAAAGATTCAGGAAACCTTGTTCTAATTAGTCCACACGGATTAATGGACTATGCATTACCTTATAAATTAGTTACAAACCCTACACCGTTTAATGGAACACGATATACAGTAATGCCAAGTGCTGGAGACTTAGTATCGTTTCCGGGTTGGATCAATCATTGTGTTACAGAGAATTTGAGCAACCAAACACGTATATCAATCGCATTTAATGGCAATTTAGGAGGAAAAGCACTTGACGACAAGTCACTTTAGTGCTATTATAGTAATATGAAAAGAGATTATACAGACGGCGTAAAAGATGATGTTATATACTTTACAGGTTATGAAGTAGAAAAAACACCTGCTGAAGGTGAGCATACATTATTTGTAACAGGATGTCAGCCATTAGAAGATGTTCTTGCAAAAGCAAAAGAACACTCAGTTGAACACATTTACTTAGGTGCTAACCACAGTTTTGTTCCTAAAGAAAGTTGGGACGATCTTGTACAAGGCCTACTTAATAAGAAATTTTTGGTTACATTAGACTATGATGCAAAGTATCATGAATGGATACTTGAAAGTGGGTATAATGAGGATCATAACTTTATTAGTATGATTAGTGTTAAACTGCCATACGTAA